ATACATGTTGGGCAAAATCAGATAACAGGAAGATTATCTCAGGAAGTTAAAGTTATGGGCCCATTTGATTTCATAAAAGCAATAAATGATGGGAAAAATGTAATGAAAGATAATTCTCTGGCAGAAAAGGATTATATTCCTTTTTTGATTAATAGGGGATTATCTTTTTTTCAGGATACAGTCATTCAAGTCAATGAAATGAATAGGTTACACTTCCTTGACAACAAACTTCAGTTCGACTATTTACTAAATAACATTAGACCACGAAAAAGGTGGTCTAAATGGTTGAAACCAGACAAAATTGATAATCTAGAAGTAGTCAAAGAGTATTTTGGTTTCGGTAATGAAAAAGCAAAAGAGGCTTTAGAAGTTCTCACCAGCGAGAACATCGAAGAGATTAAGAGTAAACTTGCAAAAGGTGGAATGGAGAAATCAAATGACTATAAACATAGAAGAGATGGTTGAATGTACTCTGAAAGAACCGGATGACTTTTTAAAGATTAGAGAAACACTTACAAGAATAGGTGTTGCTTCAAGAAAAGATAAAACCTTATATCAATCTTGTCATATATTACATAAACAAGGAAGATATTTTATTGTACATTTTAAAGAATTATTTGCACTTGACGGTAAACCTACTAATTTTTCAGAGAATGATCAAGCGAGAAGAATTACAATATCGAACCTATTATCTGAATGGGGGCTTATAGTATTAGTAGATTCGGAAAAAACAGCCGAATTAACTGTTCCTCTAAATCAATTAAAGATTCTAGCATATAAAGAAAAAGAAGAGTGGACATTAACAGCAAAATATAATATTGGAAGTAAAAAGGTGATAGATGAGCACAGCAGCAGTGAAGAAGAGTAAAACCACATCATTAAAATTCTACAAAACAAACAAACAAGCACAATTACCAGTATTTGCAACGAAACAATCTGCTTGTTTTGATATGTATGCAAATTTAATTGTAGATGAAACTGCACAATATTATGGTGCAGTTCAAACAAAAGAGTTACCTAGAAGGGTTTCTTTTGATATAAATAGTAATAGATCATATTTACAAATAAATAATATGGAAAGAATGTTGATTCCTACTGGTCTTATCGCAGATATTCCGGTAGGATTTTCAATTCGATTACATTCTAGATCTGGTCTGGCATTTAAACAGGGAGTTTATCTCACAAACTGCGAGGGGATTATCGATAGCGATTATGTCGATCCTATTTTTGCAATGGTTACGAATATCAGTAACGTGCCTGTGAAGATTTATGATGGAGACAGAATATGCCAAGGAGAACTGGTTCGGTGTGAAAAATATACATTGAATGAGTCTGATGAGGCGCCTACTCAAAAAACAGATAGAGATGGTGGTTTTGGTTCAACTGGTACGTAGTTTTTACTTACCAATGTCACATTAATTTAATAACGGAGTACAAATGTTAGATAAAGCAGTAGGCTGGTTAAAAAGCCTAACAGATGCGGGACTCGCACTAATAGCACTTGGTGTGGTACTGCAAATACTTTTTGGAGCAGCAGTTCCATTCATTGGTCTTGATGTTGTGGGCTCAGTAGTGGGTCTTGTTAAAGAACTCGGATCAGAAGGACTTGTTGGTCTAGTAGCAATTTGGGTTTTGTGGGGAATTTACTCCAAGTAGTAAGAACTTGACAAACCGAAAAAGTATGATATAATATAAGTAGTGAAGTTTATATTATGAAAATAAAACTGAAGGGGGTGTTCGCACCCCTTTCTTTTATTATTATGAATGAAAATTGGAAAATTGAAGAAAACGAAATGAAAACAAAATTTAAGTTAGTAGTAAAGGGGTCTGGTACTTATACAGCAGATTCGTTTAGTGAACTAATTTGGATAGTTCTAAAGCATCGCGTTCAACATGTTCTCAAAGGAGAAGGTTGGCGGGAATAGGAGTGCATCATAGTGATGACTCCGTAACGAACGCCGGTAGCTCTGCGTATGAGTGTCGGTAAATTATTAACCTCGCTTTATAAGGAGGAATTATGGTACTACGCGCATCACATATGCCCACAAACTTTGGGGATATAGAAAAAGCCCTTGGATTATCAATAGGGTTCGATTCAATGTTTGACCGTTTGCTTGGAAATTCCACGCAATATGTTACAAACAGTCAAGGGTATCCACCCTACAATATCCGAAAAGAAGGAGACACCAAGTATTTCATCGAAATAGCCGTTGCAGGTCTTTCGGAGAATGATCTTGAAGTAGAATTGAAGGAATCCGTTCTAGAAATTCGTTCTAAGCAATCAACAGAAGATGAAGCTAATTATGTTCATCGTGGGATTGCTAAACGGTCTTTTCAGAGATCGTTTACTCTTTCAGATGATATTGTTGTGAAGGGTTGTGGATTAGTTAACGGTATGTTAACCGTTGAACTTGAAAAAGTTATTCCAGAGGAAAAACGAGCACGTTTAATTCCTATTGGATCTAAAAAAATCAAGTCAATTAACTAATTGACATTCGATGCGCCCATCAGTACTTTGTGCTGGTGGGCTTTTTTTGTTTATGAAAGAATTTCCATATTATCCAACCGATTATACTTGGAGAAGAAAAGAATTTAATCAATTTCTTCAATATCAAGATAATTTGTGGGAAAATAAAGACATTAAACAGACCATGCATGGATTAGCTTTATGTTGGTCTTATATGCCTCATAGTTGGGCAGTACAATGTAAAGGAATGAATTCTCCTTTGCAAACTTTTGAAGGTGATATAGAAAAGGTTCTTAAAAAAATGGTTCAAATGGGCCATGGCAATACTCCTTCTGGCATGAGAAAAACATTAAGAATAATGACAGGCGCACAGGGGGTTAGTAATTTTAGACCAACGGCAGCACATGCAATTTATAATAGATTCCTTCCTGATGGTGGAACAACTTGGGATATGTCAGGAGGATATGGTGGAAGATTACTTGGAGCAATTAAATCTCAAATAAATTATATTGCTACTGAACCGGCAACGGATACTGTTAAAGGATTGAAAAAAATAGTTGAAGATTGGAGTTATATTTCAACTATTTTTAGAAAAGTTCCACACTTTGAAATAGTACAAAAAGGTAGTGAAGATTTTCTTCCAGATAAAGAATCATTAGATTTATGCTTCACTTCCCCACCGTATTTCAATACAGAAAAATATTCAGATGAAGAAACTCAAAGTTATGTAAAATTCCCTGAGTGGTGGTTATGGGCTTCAGGATTTCTAAGAAAGACTATACAAAATTGTCAATATGGATTGAAACAAAATCGTTATATGTTGATCAATATTGCCAATGTTAGTTCATTTAATAATTTAGAAGATGCAACTGTAACGATAGCAAAACAAGAAGGGTTTGTACATGAAGATACTTATAGATTGGCTTTATCAAAAATTAGAGGCAACGGATTTAAGTATGAACCAATATTTGTTTTTAGGAAAAGATAAAGAGATATATAATACAGAAGAATAAATTTTAAACCTATCATTCGGAGATTAAAAAAATGTGTGGAAACGAACATTGCAATTGTGAAAATTGCACCTGTGATCCTTGTACATGCACAGCAGAAAATCAATGTGAATGTGAATAATTATGGAGAAAAATTATGTTACCATTAGCAGGACTATTATTTAATGTTATTTCTAGCCTTGTTGTAGACAAAGCAACAGATTTAGCAACTGAACATGTGGAAAATATGTTAGAAGATATCCTTCCAGATAGTGCTAAAAAAGAATTGGATAAAATCATAAAAGAAGATTCACACCATACTTTCACAAATGCTAAAGATGCATTGATGGGAGCGGTTGAAGGTAAGCTTCCTATACTCAAGGCAGACGGAACCCTTAAACCTATAGAAATGACATTTAAAGTTACTTATGATCCCACAACTGGATCAGTTGATATAGATAAAGAATAAGGAGATTATGGCTGATATAATAAGATTATCAAAGAATTTTGCTCTATCAGAAATGGTGAAGAGCGCAACAGCAGAAAGATTGAATGTAGATAATTCACCAGGTTCACATCATCTTGTGAATTTAACACATCTTTGCATTAATATTCTGCAACCAGTTAGAGAACAGTTTGGAGTTATTACAATTAACTCTGGTTATAGAAGTCCTGCACTAAATGCAAAAGTGGGCGGATCTAAAACGAGTCAGCATTGTAATGGACAGGCCGCAGATTTTGAAAGTTTTTCTACGCCAAATCCAGATTTAGCAAAATGGATTACTAAGAATTTAGATTTTGACCAAATCATCCTAGAGTTCTACGATGGAGTTGACCCGAATAGTGGTTGGGTTCATTGTAGTTACAATTTGATGGGCAATCGTAAGAAAATCCTGACTGCACTTAAAACTAAAAATGGTGTAGTTTATAAGAATGGCTTTGTGAGTAAATAATGAAAATTGAAGATAATTTTTTAGACCAAGAAAAATTTGATGGGTTGCAA